CTTTTATCGTAGCACTCCAATCCCCGTGGCCGAGGAGGTCTACAAAGCGTACTACCGCCCAATTTGGAGAACCCACTATCACGCCAGCAAGAACGGACAGTGCGGCTGCACAGACTGGAGACGCTGCGAAGGCGATTGCGGCCTCTGCCGTTACCGTGCCGCAGGCAACACCTTGTCGCTTGATGCAGAATATGAAGGCGAAGAAGGTTCAAAGCTGACATTGCTGGACACCATTGAGGACCCGGCGGCGAATCCCGAGGAAATTATTGCGGACAAGCTTATGCTTCAGGAACTTTTCAAGGTGTTGGACGAGCTTGACCCCGACAGCCGCCGCATCTGCGAGCTTATTCGCCAGGGAAAGACCGAACGCGAAATCGCTGACGAGTTTGGTGTAAGGCAATCCACGCTAAATTATAGGAAAAAGAAGCTAATGGAGAAGCTTCGTGAATGCCTAAAAGACCTCAAATAATTATCCAATTTACCCTTCGGTCGTCACTCGGCGGCCGAAGGGTAAATATTTTTCTGATTTTTTCGTTCAAACACACCGCTTCCCTCCAGTGGTGATTGAGGGAGAAAACAATACGCCCTCAGTCAGGAGGTAAACAAGATGAATCAAACGATTCAAATCGATGACACCCGTGATCGTGTGTCGGATGAGGAGCTAATCGGTGTCCTCAACGCTATCAGTGTGGTGTCAAAGCGTCTGGCAAAAAAACTCTCAGTGCTTGCCGGGCAAAGCCAATCAAAGGAAGGAGGAAAAGCAGATGAGCAAAATGAGCGAACTGGCCGCAGAAATTGCGGAACTGCGTAAATGCGCGGAAACCATCATCGGCATCGCCGATTCTTTCACCCAAATGCTCAGCGGCGATGACAAGCCAACGGATGCTCCTGCACCGGAACCCGTGCTTACCCTAGAAGCGGTCAGAGCGGTCTTGGCGGATAAATCCCGCAACGGACATACTGTTGAAATTCGCTCTCTGCTCCAAAAGTATGGCGCTACGAAGCTGTCGGAAATCGACCCCGCCAACTACAAAGCCCTGCTTGCAGAGGCGGAGGTGCTGGCATGAGTAGGCACGCACTTTTATCCGCTTCCTCTTCTCACCGTTGGCTAAATTGTCCGCCGTCCGCTCGGCTCTGCGAGAGTTATGAGGATAAGGGCAGTGATTATGCCGCAGAAGGCACAGATGCTCATAGCCTTTGCGAGTTCAAGTTGAAAACAGCACTCGGCATGGAAGCACAAGACCCCACGGAAAACCTGAGCTATTACAGCGAGGAGATGGAAGATTGCGCGAACGATTATGCCGCCTATGTACTGGAACTGGTGGAGGTAGCAAAGAAAAGTAGCTCCGACCCCGTCATCCTCATCGAGCAGCGCCTTGATTATTCCCGCTTTGTCGAGAGCGGCTTCGGCACCGGTGACTGCGTAATCGTCGCTGATGGAACGCTCACCATCGTGGACTATAAGCACGGGCGTGGGATTTTAGTTGAGGCAGATAACAATCCGCAAATGATGCTCTATGCCCTTGGCGCACTGGAAATTTTCGATGGTATCTACGACATCGAAACGGTATGCATGACCATTTATCAGCCACGCCGTTCCAGTGTCAGCACCTTCACGTTGTCAAAGGAAGATTTGTACCAATGGGCGGAAGATACGCTGACACCCGCCGCCGAACTTGCCTATGCAGGAAACGGCAATTACCAATGCGGCGAGTGGTGCCAATTCTGCAAAGCGAAACACGACTGCCGCGAACGTGCGGAATACAATCTGGAACTTGCGAAATTTGACTTCCATCTTCCTCCGCTGCTTACAGATGAGGATGTTGAAGAAATCCTTGGCCGCATCGATGGGCTGGTCTCCTGGGCAAACGACATCAAGGAATACGCTCTGCAGGCGGCGGTCAGCGGTAAGGAATGGCATGGCTGGAAACTGGTCGAAGGTCGGTCAAACCGCAAATACACGGATGAAACGGTTGTGGCGGAAGCCGTTACTGCGGCCGGTTTTGACCCCTATGAACGCAAGGTTATGGGTGTTACCTCCATGACCTCTCTGCTCGGTAAAAAACGCTTCGAGGAAGTCCTCGGAGGCTACATCGAAAAGCCGCAAGGCAAACCAACGCTCGTCCCGGAGAGCGACAAACGCCCGGCAATAAATACGGCAAAACAAGATTTTAATGAATTTGAGGAGGACAAATAATATGTCTACTAATGTAAAAGCAAGCAATCCTATGAAAGTTATCACCGGCACAGACACTCGCTGGAGCTATGCGAATGTCTGGGAAGCCAAGAGCATCAATGGCGGTACGCCGAAGTTTTCTGTCAGTCTCATCATTCCCAAGACCGATGCCCGCACCGTGCAGAAAATCAAAACAGCCATTGAAGCGGCGTACCGTGAGGGCGAAGCCAAGCTGAAGGGCAACGGTAAGTCTGTACCACCTCTTGCCGCTATCAAGACTCCGCTTCGTGATGGAGATACCGAACGCCCGGACGACCCCGCTTACAAAAACGCCTACTTTATCAACGCAAACTCCGCTACCGCTCCCGGTATCGTTGACGCTGACCGCAATGTGATTCTCACTCGCTCCGAGGTGTACTCCGGCGTGTATGGGAGAGCGAGTATCTCTTTCTATGCCTTCAACTCAAACGGCAACAAGGGCATTGCTTGCGGACTGAACAATCTTCAAAAAATCCGCGACGGTGAACCGCTCGGCGGCAGAGCCAGTGCTGAGTCTGATTTCACAACCGACGAAGATGAGGATTTTCTCGCCTAAGCACAGATACCCAAAGGGTGGCGGAGCAATCTGCCACCCTCTATGGGTTTATGAAAGGATGGTTATTTCATGAAAAATGAAGTATGGAAAGATATACCCGGTTATGAGGGCCTATATAAGATAAGCAATTTTGGCAGAACTAAAAGTCTCAGAAGCAGCACTCTCAGAAAAGACGTTCAAAGCGGTAACGGATATCGGGCGATTCAACTGTCTGATAAAAACAGTAAAAAGGAGCGCCACTACATTCACCGCCTTGTTGCTTTAACATTTCTCGGTGAACCTCCAAGAAGCAATTATGTTGTCAATCACAAGAATCTAAATAAATCGGATAACCGTGTGTCTAATTTGGAATGGGTTACACCCCAAGAGAATATGCATCACGCTTATGTCAATGGTCGTACCGATTATAGAAGATCAAAGAGACATGATAACACAACTGGTATTAAGGGTGTAAGTTCTAAAGCTAGAGGCTACCAAGTAACTTTATGCGGCAAATATATAGGCTGGTACAAAAACATAAACGATGCTCAGGCAGCACGTTTAGCGGCAGAAAAGAGGCTGGTGGCTGATGAATAGCATATCAATCGATATCGAGTCGTTTTCTTCGGTTGATTTAAAAAAATGTGGATTGTATAGGTATATAGAATCGCCGGATTTTGAAATTTTACTGTTCGGTTATTCTGTTGACGGCGGCGAAGTTCAGGTTGTCGATGTTGCAAACGGCGAGAGCATCCCGACAGACATTCTCGCCGCTCTTACGGATAACAGTGTTGTCAAATGGGCATTTAATGCACAGTTCGAGAGGATCTGCCTTTCCAGATATCTCCGTAACATCTGTCGTTTCGATAACACCGGCTACAGTATTCCGCAAGACACCGTCGGCAGTTACCTTAACCCGAAAGCGTGGAAATGTACGATGGTGTGGGCTGCATATATGGGGCTTCCGCTCTCGCTGGAAGGAGTCAGCTCGGTGCTCGACCTTGAGAAACAGAAGCTGACCGAAGGCAAAGACCTCATTAAGTATTTTTGCTTACCCTGTAAGCCTACCGCCGTAAATGGACAGCGTACGCGAAATCTGCCAATCCACGCCAAGGAAAAATGGGATGCCTTTAAATCATATAACAAGCGCGATGTCGAGGCGGAGATGTCGATACAACAAAAGTTGTCGAAATTTGTCGTGCCTGATTCCATATGGGACGAATACCATCTCGACCAGGAGATAAATGATCGTGGTGTAGCTCTTGATATGACTCTCGTAAAAGAAGCTATTGCAATGGATACACGCTCCCGCTTCGAGCTGACACATCGGTTGCAGACTCTCACAAAATTGGACAATCCAAATTCGGTACAGCAGATGAAACTGTGGCTTGCCGACAACGGTATGGAAACCGACACGCTCGGTAAGAAAGCTGTCGTCGAGTTACTGAGGACAGCACCACCGGAACTTGCTGAAGTTCTGTCCCTCCGGCAGCAGCTTGCTAAGTCGTCGGTTCGGAAGTATCAGGCAATGGAAAATGCAGTCTGTGCTGACGGTCGCGCCCGTGGGATGTTTCAGTTTTACGGTGCCAATCGGACTGGGCGCTGGGCAGGTAGGCTTATTCAAATGCAAAACCTACCTCAAAACCATTTGGAGGACTTGGCTGAGGCTCGATCCCTTGTGCGTTGTGGAGATTTTGAAGCTCTGGAAATGCTCTACGAGGATGTGCCGGACACGCTGTCACAGCTCATTCGCACAGCGTTCGTTCCGAGATCTGGTGCCAAGTTTATCGTTTCGGATTTCAGCGCCATCGAAGCCCGTGTAATTGCGTGGCTGGCCGGTGAGCAATGGCGACAGAATGTGTTCGCCAAGGGCGGCGATATCTACTGTGCCTCTGCAAGCCAAATGTTCAAAGTTCCGGTTGAGAAGCATGGTGTCAACGGTCACCTGAGACAAAAAGGCAAGATTGCGGAATTGGCGCTTGGGTACGGCGGCTCGGTCGGCGCGCTAAAGGCAATGGGTGCTCTCGATATGGGGCTCGATGAGGGCGAACTCCCGCAGTTGGTTGATGCATGGCGGCAATCCAACCCAAACATCGTGAATTTCTGGTGGGATGTAGACCGCGCCGCAATGGAGGCGGTTCGTCATAAGCACACAAACGTGACACACGGGATCACCTTCTCCTGTCAAAGCGGAATGCTTTTTATTTCGCTCCCTTCCGGCAGACAGCTTGTCTATGTGAAGCCGCGTATCGGTGAAAACAAGTTCGGCGGACAGTGCATCACATATGAAGGCGTAGGTGCTACGAAGAAGTGGGATCGACTGGATTCCTACGGACCAAAGTTCGTGGAAAACATCGTACAGGCTACTGCCCGTGACATTCTCTGCTATGCCATGCAGACGCTCCGGTGCTGCTCCATTGTTATGCACGTCCATGATGAAGTCGTCATCGAGGCCGATCCGCGAATGTCTCTAAAAGCTGTCTGTGAGCAAATGGGCAGGACACCGCCGTGGGCAAAAGGCTTGCTGCTCCGTGCCGATGGCTATGAAACGGATTTTTATAAAAAAGATTAAAAGGTTTCGTCCAAAACGAGCTTTTTGTTCCAGTGAGATTTAGAGATGGACGAAAAGCCCATCCGAATTGGAGGTCGACATGAGTATAGACAAGTACAACAGAGAGGGTTATTACGACCCAACCGCCTATGAAGCGTTATCCCTTATAGAAAAAGAGGAACGGGCGCTTCGGGCATTCCGGCCTATCGTGTATATCTGCTCTCCTTTTTCGGGAGACGTGGCAGGAAACGTAAAGGCTGCACAGCGCTACAGCCGATTTGCCGTGGACGAGGGCTTCATTCCCATTGCACCGCATTTGCTGTTTCCACAGTTTTTAAATGATGATAATCCTACCGAGCGCCAACTTGGACTGTTCTTTGGGAATGCCCTCATGAGTAAGTGCTCCGAGGTTTGGGTGTTCGGCAACATTATCTCAGCCGGTATGGAAACCGAAATCAAGAGAGCCAAGTGGAAGTACTACCGCTTACGTTACTTTAGCGAAAACTGCGAGGAGGTTTGTGTATGAGCACGATTACTGCAATACCGACAGAATATAAAGGCTATCGGTTTCGCTCAAGATTAGAAGCAAGATGGGCTGTTTTCTTCGATGCATGCAGAGTGAAATGGGAATATGAACCGGAGGGCTTTGCGCTCCCTAATGGTCAGTTTTATCTTCCTGATTTTCTACTTCATGGCTGTGACGGTAGAAGTCCTACAGACCTGTATGTTGAGGTAAAAGGAAAAATGACTGAAGCAGATGCTGAGAAAATACTGCAATTTAGCGGAATCAAAGATATTCAATCCTACGAAATCAAAAATCCAATTCTAGTCGTTGCCGGGATTCCTGATGGAGACTGCATTTCTGACATCGAAGACTTCTGCCAGGAGTGGGGGTATTACGGCTTTCCCGGAATAAAACATGGGCCATATCCATTCAACTTTGAAACTATCGACGGAGATTACTTTGTGGCGCACCCCGGTGTAAACAAAAAAGGTCAATTTGAATTGTTCGGTGACGATAGCAACTATACCTATGACCGGGACGATATTGCAACGCTAAGAGCTTTTAAACTGGCACGACAGGCTCGTTTTGAACACGGCGAACGGCCGAGAATTGGGAGGTGCAGATAATGCGTGATTTATCCATTGCCTATGGCAACAGTTGTTTTGCTAAGACATGGCCTAATAAAACCGTCACATGGGATGATTTGTGTAGCAGGCTATCGGTTACTATCAGGACAACGGAATCTGTCGAAGAATACCCAAAACTCAAAAAATCCGACAGAGAAAAGGTCAAAGACAAGGGCGGTTTTGTTGGTGGCCAGCTTAAAAATAATCGCCGCAAAATCGAAACCGTCGTCTGCCGTTCAATGCTGACGATGGACTTGGATCAAGCTGAAGTTGGTTTTATTGAAAGATTCTGCGCAACATGTAAATTTGCTGCCGCACTTTATACGACGCATGGCCATATTCCTGAAAAGCCAAGAGTGAGAATCATCATACCATTTACAAGAGATACCTCCGTTGATGAGTATGCAGCTATTGCAAGGTATTATGCTGCAGAATGGGGCATCGACCAGTTTGACGAATGCTCCTACCGACCGAATCAGTTAATGTACTGGCCGACTACTCCCGCAAATGGCGAGTATATATTCAAGCGCATAGACGGTGCCTGGCTTGATCCAGACGTATATCTTGCAGCACACCCCAATTGGAAAGAGTGCTCGCTGCTGCCGACATCTTCTCGGGAAAGTGCTGTCCGAGAAGCCAGCCAGAAACCACAAGATGACCCTCTTGGCAAATCAGGTATCATTGGTGCGTTCTGTCGTTCCTATACCGTGGAGACTGCGATTGACACTTTTCTCTCAAATGTATATGCACCTTCTGTTATGGCTGGTCGTTACGATTACATCCCTGCCGATAGCAGTGCAGGCGTTGTCATTTACGATGACAAATTTACCTACAGCCACCACGCCTCTGATCCTGCTTACGGAAAGCTGCTCAATGCCTTTGACCTTGTACGCATACACAAATTCGGTGATGACGATGAGAAGTCCAGCTTCAAAAACATGTGCGACTTCGCGCTCAAGGATGAGGCTGTTGCTGCACTACTTTTGGAGGAGCGTCGTCAGTCTGCTTCCGAAGATTTCATGCCCGGTGAGAATTGGGCTTCCAGGCTAACACGCACAAAAGCCGGTGATGTGGAAAATACTCTCGGCAACCTGCTGCTGATCATGAAAAATGATGAGGCCCTTTCGCAAATCCGTTATAACCGGCTCGCCAACCAAATCTATGCCGAGGATCTGCCTTGGGCGCATACTCACCCAGCTTGGCGGGACGCAGATACAGCCCAGCTTGTGGCTTACGTCGACACCAACTATGGAGAGTTCAGCGCCCGAAACTACGAGCTTGCTCTTACCAAAGTGTCAGATGACAGGGCCTATCATCCGGTTCGTGAATACCTGATGGCACTGGAATGGGACGGCATACCTCGTGACGAGACTGTCTTCATCGACTTTCTCGGAGCTGAGGATACTCCCTACGTTAGAGCGGTTACTCGAAAGACACTCGCTGCTGGAGCTGGCCGTATCCTCGCACCCGGCATCAAGTTTGATACCATCCCAGTTATTATCGGCGGTCAGGGCATTGGTAAGTCCACCATGCTCGCCATGCTGGGAAAACAATGGTACTCCGACAGCCTTTCCATCTCTGATATGAAAGATAAAACGGCACCAGAAAAACTTCAGGGCAACTGGCTGCTGGAGCTTTCCGAGCTCGCTGGCATCAAGAAAATGGATGTGGAAACCGTGAAGTCCTTTGCCAGCCGAGTTGATGATAAATATCGCCCTTCTTATGGCAGAGTCGTCGAAAGCCATCCACGCCAGTGCATTATCATCGGTTCCACCAACAGCGATGGCGGTTTTCTTAGAGACGTGACCGGTAACAGACGCTTCTGGCCTATCAACGTAACCGGTGAAGGCACAAGACGGCCTTGGGACATTACCGAATACGAAGTCGACCAGATATGGGCCGAAGCGGTAGCCAACTTTAATGCTGGTGAGGAATTGTTCCTGAAAGGCGCTGAAGCAGAGGCCGCTGCAGATGCACAACGTGACGCGATGGAAACCGACGACCGAGAAGGTCTGGTTGCTGCATTCCTTGACACCTTACTTCCTGAAGATTGGGACACCACGGATATTTACAGCAGACAGGAGTATTTCCGCGATCCAGACGATCCTACAAGACCGGCGGGTACCGTGCGTCGAATGCAGGTCAGCAATATTGAGATTTGGTGTGAGTGCTTTGGTCGGTCCAGGGATTCCATCAAGAAATCTGACTCCTATGAGATCGAGGCCATTCTTCGCAGCATGGGCAATTGGGAAAAGTACTCCGGCAATAAGACCGGCAAGCGCAATATACCCCTTTATGGTGTTCAGCGTGTCTATCTGAGGTCGGAATAATTGCCCAACATTGCCGATTGGCACTTCGGCACAAACCATGGGCAAGGCTTGAAGCCCCCGAAATTACTATAAAAGCTCGTTGCCTTGCCGGTATTGCCCATAAACTCCTACTCCTTTTCAATTCATTAAAAATAGTAGTACAGCCTGAGCGTATATATGCGCGCGTAGGATTTATAGGAACAATGAGCAAATGGGCAATCATCGGCAATGGGCAAGAAGAATGGAGTGAAAAATGAAAGAGAAAATCATTGAGCAAAAACTGGTGAAAGCAGTGAAGGACATGGGTGGCATCGCACCAAAGTTCACGAGTCCAGGATTTGACGGGATGCCTGACCGTATCGTGCTTCTACCGGGCGGTAATATGGCTTTTGTAGAGGTTAAGGCTCCCGGTGAAAAGCCCAGACCGCTTCAGCTAGCAAGGCACAAATTACTACGCGGGCTTGGCTTCAAGGTTTATGTCCTTGATGACGAGCAGCAGATTGGAGGGCTTCTTGATGAAATACGAACCACATGATTACCAAAAATACGCTACCCGCTACATCGAGGAGCATCCCATCTCTGCTGTTTTACTCGATATGGGTCTTGGCAAGACGAGCATCACGCTGACGGCGCTAAACGACCTGTTGTTTGACAGCTTCGAGGCGCATCGCATTCTGGTGATCGCGCCACTACGAGTGGCACGGGATACATGGCCCGCTGAAGCAGATAAGTGGGATCATCTCCAGAACCTTATTTGCTCCGTTGCAGTCGGCACTGAAGCAGAGCGCCGTGCGGCCCTTATAAAGCCCGCCGATATCTATATCATCAACCGAGAAAATGTCCAGTGGCTTATTGAGGAAAGCAAGCTGCCATTCAACTTCGACACACTTGTGGTAGACGAGCTATCCTCCTTCAAGAATTATCAGGCTAAGCGCTTCCGGTCTCTGATGAAGGTGCGACCTAAGGTCAAGCGCATCATCGGCCTCACGGGTACCCCTTCCACAAATGGCCTCATGGACTTGTGGGCTGAGTTCAGGCTTCTTGATATGGGTGCCCGCCTCGGACGGTTTATCAGCCACTACCGACTGGATTACTTCCAGCCAGATAAACGTAACGGACAGGTCATCTTCAGCTACAAGCCTCTGCCCGGAGCTGAACAGCGCATCTATGACAAGATCTCCGACATAACCATTTCCATGAAGTCTACCGACCTTTTGAAAATGCCGGAACTGGTAAGTAGCGAATACACCGTCCGCCTCTCTGACGAGGAGCGCCAGCGTTACAACGAGTTGAAGCAAGACTTTGTACTTCAGCTCCCCAATGGAGATATCACTGCTTCAAACGCTGCTGCGCTCACCGGCAAGTTGTGCCAGCTGGCAAATGGCGCGATTTACACCGAGGATGGCGACACCTTCTCCAGCCATGACCGAAAGCTAGATGCACTGGAAGATATTATCGAAGCGGCCAGTGGCAAGCCGATTCTTGTGGCTTACTGGTTCAAGCATGATCTTGCCCGCATCACGGAGCGTCTACAAAAGCTTCATGTACCGTTTTCCAAACTGGACAGCGCCGACAGTATCCGTAAGTGGAACGCTAGCGAACTGCCCGTAGCTCTGATCCACCCCGCCTCTGCCGGTCACGGTTTAAACCTTCAGAGTGGTGGTTCCTGTATTGTCTGGTTCGGGCTGACCTGGTCACTGGAATTATACCAGCAGACCAACGCCCGCCTATGGCGACAGGGCCAAAATGCTGAAACAGTTGTGGTGCAGCACATTGTGGCCAAAGACACCATCGACGAGCGGATTCTAAAGGTGTTATCCAAGAAGGACAGCACCCAAGCCGCCTTGATTGATGCTGTAAAGGCTGATCTGCAAGTCTGAGACAATCAACGACAATCCGTGCCAATCCGAGAACCTAAAAATTCGGAGGTACAGATTATGGACCCTTATCAAGAATTAGCAAACGCCATCGTGCTACAAGCGGTCAAGGACTACCGGCTGCACGACAATGAGCAGGAGCTTGCCAGAATTGAGTGCTTCTTTCGTTCTGATTGGTTTAGTGTCCTGACGAATGTTGATCCGGAAATACTCATCACCAAACTGAGAAAGGAAAAGGTGCGTTATGAATACTAAGACCTATCTTTCTCAGGCGCGTTATCTGGACATGCGTATCAAGTCCAAACTCCAACAGGTTGATTCACTAAATGATCTAGCAACGACCTGCACGTCGGTCATGACTGGTATGCCGAGAAACCCCAGCGGTTCAACCTCCCGCATGGCTGATGCCATCTGCAAGATCGTTGATCTACAGAATGATATTAATCATGACATCGACATGCTGGTTGATCTCAAGAAGGAAATCATGAGTGTCATCAAGGCTGTGGTAAATCCGGAGCACCAGACCTTACTGGAGAAGCGTTATCTCTGCTTCCTCTCTTGGGAGAAGATTGCGGTGGATATGGGCTATGACCTTCGCTACATTCATAAGCTCCACACACGGGCACTGGATGACTGCAGAATTCCTGCTCCCGATGAAGTAGACACTAAAAGACACTGAAAGACACGTGCCACTCCTGATATCATTATAATCAGGAAGATAGAATCTAAGAGAGCCATGTGGGAGCAATCCCGCAGGGCTTTAACACTTCTCCATACATTGAAATTTCTCTACTCATTTATCAGTTCTGAATAAGTGATTCACTTGTTTAAGTGTTTCACTTGACGTAGTGATTTGCTTGTGCTATTCTTATAACATAAAATCCTAACATAATTATAAGGAGGTACGACAATGTCACTTGAGCTGAGAGTAGAAAAATTAGAGGCTGAAATACTAGAACTAAAAAAAGAAATAGCTAGAATTAATAAAGGATCTGATGATAAGGAGTATCAAATCAATGTTGTTGACGACTACATGATTAAATTGGTTTATACTGGCGTCTATTCAAAAATTAAAGGAAATACGTCTTTAGAAATTGGTTTTCCAAAAAACAGAAAAAAACTGGCCGAAAACATATCTGTTGGTCAAAAGATGTTCGTTTATGTTACTTCTCCCGTAAAAAAAATCATTGGCTTAATGACAGTATCAAGAGCTATGCAAACTTCGAAAGATCCTAATGGAAGATGGCCTTACAACATAGAGTTAACATGGGAAATCGGACCAAAACAAGGAGTTTCATTTAATGATATAGGATTACCTATTCGGCCAAGAGTAGGTGACACATTGTACTCGATTGACATCGATAAAGCTAATGAGATAATTAAACAGTTAAAGAAGCAAGATGATTTAAGTGAAAGTAATATTGACTTCCTTTCAAACGAATATGGAGAATAACAACTAACCATACAAACTTCATCTATTACATGTATTATCGTTGCTGTAAAAAGAGCCTTCACGGGATATCCCGCGGAGGCTTTTCTTATGCCCCGAAAGTGAGGTGAACCCATGCCATATAAACCAAAGCGTCCCTGCGCCTACCCCGGCTGCGGTCGGCTCGCTGAGCGTGAGCAATACTGTGCCGAGCATCAAAAGGTCGTGGACAAACAGTACAACCAGTACCAGCGCGACCCTAAGTCCAACAAACGCTACGGCAGAAGCTGGAAGCGCATCCGTGACCGTTACATCAAGTTGCATCCCCTCTGTGAAGAGTGCGAGAAGCAAGGCAAGCTGACGCCTGCCGAGGAGGTCCACCACATCCTCCCGCTTTCCAAGGGCGGCGGCAATGAAAAGAGTAATCTGATGGCTCTTTGTAAACCCTGTCACTCCCGAATTACTGCTGAAAGCGGTGACCGGTGGGGGTGATCAAATCTCTAAAACTATTCAAAACGGACAGCGGCGTGGGGCTTCGCGTGAGAAATCGCAGTTTCAAACGGCTAATATCCCCCATCGGTAAGGAGTGTGATGAATATGGCAAAAGACGGCACCAACAGAGGTGGTGCAAGAATCGGCTCAGGGCAAAAAAAGAAAGCCCTCGCCGACAAAATTTTAGATGGCAATCCCGGT